AGGCGCTGCCATGTTGCTTCAGGCAACCAGCAAGGGGGAGTGGAAAACCCTTAAAGAAATCGCTTGCGATTTTGTAAACAATAACTCCTTTAACCCTTCGTCTCTGAATTACAAAGGGTTTGAGCTTAATCGATACAACGGCCTGTACGAACCGGTAGAGCTGCGACCGTCAATCGAACGCAAGCTCACGTTCCATGTTTCGCCGCTGTACATCGGTTTGCGTGAAGGTCTGATCTGGTGCCGCAAACACGGGTTGGTGCAGCAAAAGAACGGGATTTCTTACGGTTCTACTACATCAACGGGATCCAGCATCAATCAAATGCAACGTGTGTTTTATAAGGTTAAAGCTACGGAGCGAGGTGAAGAGCTTGTTAAGCTCTGGGCAGACATTAATGATTATGTCATGAACTTCTGCATGGCTCGCTGAACAGTCCTAAACCACTATCATCAGCTCCTCGCCTGTCGGGGAGCTTTTTTTCTCCATGAAAACTGTTTATCTGACAAACGATCAGGAAGCACAGCAAGCTATTTGTGAACTCCAGCCGAAATTAAAGCTCTGCCTTGATACTGAAACCACAGGGCTCCAAGCTGGTATTGCAAAAATACGCTTACTACAAGTTTGCGAAGCAGATCCTACCGTCGAAGATCGAACAGTTTACGTTTTTGATTTATTTAAATTAGATATATCCGAAGAACTTAAACACCTAATTGAATCCAGAGAGTTATTAGTTTTACACAACGCCAACTTTGACTTACAGTTTTTGTATTTGTTAGGTATTGACTATCGAAACAAAGTATTCGATACCTACATTGCCGAACGTGTGTTACGAGCGGGATTTAAAGAGAAAAAAGTATCACCGCAAAAGAACAAACCTTATTTTGCTGACATCTCGTGTTCTCTAAAAGCTGTAGCAGAAAGGCGATTAGAACTTGAGATAGATAAAGAACAGCGACTTACTGATTGGAGTCAACCTGAATTGACTCTTGAGCAAATCGAATACGCCTCCAAAGACGTTGATATTCTGCCCGCAATTGCTGCAGGTCAGTTGCAGGAAATGAAAGAAGAAAACCTTTTAGACATTTACACGTTGGAATCAAAGTGTATTCGCCCAGTAGCAAAAATGTGCTACAGAGGATTTAATGTAGATGTTACAAAATTAAAGGCATTAAAAAGTAAAATAACAGAAGACTTAAATGCAGTTAATACTGAGTTCGTAGAGAGTTTAGATAGACGTTTACCAGTAGAAAAGAAGCTGCCACGTGGGGAGAATGGTTCGGTTCTTATCGGTAAAAAAGCAGGTAAAGAATTTAACCCCGGCTCCACTGCACAAGTAATTTCTGCGTTTACTGAAGCGGGAATCGAACTTCCCGTAAACGCAGACACAGGTAAATTTACCTTAAATCAAATTGCGTTATCCGAGTTTGACAGCCAGGACCCAACTTTGAATCTATATAGAGAACGAGCAAAAATAGAAACGCGTTTAGAGCACGTAGACAAATTAATAGACAACGTTAACCCTGTTACACATAGGATTCATTCTGGATACAATCAGTTCGGAGCTAACTCTGGAAGATTTACGAGTAGCGGATCCCCTAAAGTCGCGAAAACAAAAACCAAAACCGTCTTTGGTGTAAACATTCAACAGATACCTCGGTCAAAAGACTTCAGAGAAATTTTTACAGCTACAAAAGGATTCAAGCTCGTTATTTGCGATTGGGCGCAGATCGAGCTGAGGCTTGGCGCCGAATTGATTAATATCCCTCAGATGAAAAAAGCGTTTAACGAGAACATAGATTTGCACATTTTGACAGCTAGTTTGATTTACAAAAAAGACATTAAAGAAGTTACGAAAGAGGAACGACAAGACGGTAAAACTCTGAACTTCGCGCTTCAGTACGGTATGGGTTTTAGAAAATACAAGACATATGCAGCTCAAAGCGGAAAGATAATCTCGTTGTCTGAAGCCAAGGTGGCGCACGCAGCGTTCCATGCGGCATACCCACGGCTGCGGGAGTGGCACCAGGAGCGAGCTGCTCTGGTCACTGACGGCTGGGCTTTTACTCGAACAGCCTGTGGCCGTAGAAGACTGCTGAGCTACGACGATGCCACAATGATGTGTAGCGCCAACACGCTCATACAAGGATCGGGAGCGGACATTTTAAAAATTGCTATTGCAGAACTTAATCAGTATCTAAATGACGAAGCGTACATGGTGGCATGTGTACACGACGAAATAGTTCTAGAAGTAATAGAGCACAAGGCAGAAGAATATAAAAATATTTTAGAAAAAATTATGGTTGAAGCCGCACAGAAGGTTTTGAAGACTGTTCCGTCAGTTGCAGATGCTAATGTAGGCGACTCATGGGCAGCAAAGTAATGTCCGATTTCCTTTTAGAACTTCCTAAGTCCCCCGAAAAAGAGATTTTTACCGTTAGGCACGGAGATAAATACCTTGGTGTCATTACCGGTGAAAGTTCCCTCTATGTGCTGAAAGAGGAATTCGATTCTCCATTACGTGCTAGTAACCACGCCAGGTCGTTAAAACGGCAACACAAAATCAAAACGCTCATTAAAAACGAAAAAAATACTTTCGTAACTACAAATACGTTTAAACTGCTAAGGAACTCTCGACTCTACACCGAAGCCGAGATGGCCTCGCAGACTGGTTTAAAATTTAGAGAGGTTTGGATTATTGTAAGTCCTAAAGGAGAGTTTGTAAGCACTATGCTTTCAGACCAGACTGTAGTTACTTATGTAAAGGATAAAGACTTAGCAAAGACGTATAGAACATACGAAGAAGCGATCTTAAATTTAAAAACTTTGGACATGGTGGTTAAACGGGGGCACTCACTTAGAAGATTTTTTGAAAGGAACGACAGAGCATAAACGCGTTTATAATCGAGTTAGACGTGTTTTAAGTTTGTGGCTTCCCGCAGAGTTAGCGTAAATTTAGCTGGTAGGGCTTTCGGCATAGATTTACCGAGTTTTGAAGCTGAAGATAACTCTGCGGAAACACAGTCGATATTAAGTGACTATTTTCCGGAACTTAAACTGACGTTTGGTAGTAAGTCTCAGAGAGGAGGTCGTTTAGGTCGTCAAACAGTATCGGTGACACCAGAAATATCATTAAGACAGCGAGAAGCTGCAGCAGCCGGTTCAGCTGCGCCTATCAGCACAAGTGTGCAACAACCTGCACCCACTCCGGCTCCCACGCCGACGCGGGAAAAACGTATTCCTACGACTGAATTTGGTCAAAGTTCCACTTATTTCGGTGGAGAAGACTACTGGCGCAATATCGAACGTGGTGTTACTCCGCAAGAAATTAAAGACTGGGCTCAAAGTAACCCTCAATTATTTAGGGAACAAAATGTTAAAGGTAACCAAGAAGGTTTATACGAACAAATTATGAGAGGTAATGTTCGCGTTGAGTCAGCATTAACTTCGCAGCAGTCTGCACCTAAGCCAGCACCAGCTCCTACGCCTACTCCTGCACCAACTCCGACTGCGGCGCCTAAATTCGAGAACCCCCTGCAGACTCAAGAATTCAGGTCTGCTTCCACAGCGCCTACAACAAAAGGTCCTATTTCTGCTGCATACGGTATCGATCCAGGTTATTTCGGCGGTGAAGACATTACAGCAGCAAAAAATCAAGGTTATACAGCACAAGAAATTTTTGATTACATTGATCGAAATCAAAATCTTCTTCGAGAGCAGAATGTAAAAGGAAAAGGAGGTCTCTACGACATGTTGAAACAGGAAGCCGGACGGTAATTCAACCTTTGACAAACGAATATACGCTACTGTTGCAAAAAAACAATAGTAAGCTTTTAATACCTTTAAAAGCTTTTGATACTAACCACGCGCAAGCGCAGGCAAAAGACATACTTAGAGCACTAAATACAACCGAATTTAATCTTATTTATGAAAAAGCTAAAAGCACTAGATTATCGATTTTGTTTAAAAAGTTGGCTTTTAATGATTTCTGCAATTCAGAGTGTTTTGAGTGGGATGGAACTCGCACTAACAAATGCCCTTGTGTTTATGTTTTTTCAAGTCGGTTGTATATAAAGGATGTGATTTTGCGTTATTTAGACATACCTAAAGAACGGTCCTACGCTAAAAATAGATGTAATAATACACGGTGTATAAATCCGTATCATTTTGAATATCACACAACCAAGAATTCAAAACTTACTTGCGGTGACACCAAACTTCTCCTAGCCTATCGGGGCCAAGGAACTGGGGTAAACCAGATCGCCGAGGCCCTAAACGTCCATCGTTCAACAATTTACAGAAAACTAAAAAATGAACGTCTTTCTTCTGGGTCTGCGAATCACAGCAGAAGCTGATGAGAATGAAGGAGTTTTAAACGTCCTTGCTGAATCACTACCAGCAAGCGACAAAAGAGTTCCTACAAAAGTCCAACTGCTTCAACAAAAAAATCATTATGTAGGCAAACTTCTTAAGGAGCTTAAAGAAAACCAAACAGTATTAGCCATTGGTCCCACGCGGCCAACCATCGATGGTGTTCTTCAAATGCAACCGATCCTGGTTGTGACAAACGAAAACTTTGACGATCTTCTGGCCGTCAATCTTTTTATGATCACCGGGGGACTCGGACCTAAAGCCGATGAAGTGGAGCTTAACGACACCACGGTGACAAACCGTTCGTTGGCTTGGCCAAACGAAAACGGCGAAACCTCGTGGGCAAAAGTTACCGCATGGGCTGAGCTTTCAAAACAACTCTCCGAACTTGCTCCTGGAACGCCAACAATTGCCGTTGGTAAAGTTTCAACAAGCGAGAAAGACGAGAAGCTGTATTTGAACTATAACGTTGATAAAATTATGTACCTTCCTAAGTCCTCTAAAACAACTCCTAAAAAAGCTGCTGATCCAGAAAAAGGAACAGTTGCTGCTGCTGCTCTC